GTCGAAACCTTTCACCGGTGGGTAGTGGCACATGTGCGGCGCCAGAACTGCCTTGTACACTTCGATATCGTGGTCATCGAGTTCGTCTATGAGCTGTGCGAACAGCCCATTTCCGAGGCGGGCCGACAGGTTGTCGGTCGACGCCTCGTAATCACCGGAAAACCAAATCCGGGCGTCCTCGCCGCGGTCAAGGTCATAGAGATCCGTCGGACAGACGGGTCTCCCGATGAGACGAAAGCACGGCATGTTTCGCATGATGCCGTGCAGTGCACTTTGCAGCCCTTTGGCAAAGTAGTATGGAGCCGAGGGCCCCTTGCTGATGACGCGTACTTTGAGAGGCTCTAGTACGGCTTGAATCATAGCAGGGAGGCGGCCGTGATAGGAGTCCACGTCCGCGATCGCCCATGATCGGATGCGATCCCGCCACTCTCGACGGAGGTCGAGATCCGTGCGTTCGACGGTTTCCGAGTTAGACTCGAGGTCGCCGACGGTTACACGGACCGGGTCCCGTCCCGCCGTTGTCTTAGTGACAGAGCGGAACCCGAGTGGTGTCCATTTGATCCGTACGAGATCGTCCGATTCTCGTACAAAAAGAGGCTTTGCACGCCCAAACACACTCTCGTACAGACGATTGTTAAGTGTGCCAGCCTGGCCGCCAGAACTGCGGCCCGACTCCCACGAGGCATTTTCGGATGCTTTGTGGTCGAGCGAATAAAGCTCGCGGTCCAGGACCCGAGCGAGCCCAGCCTTGATCTTGGCTAGGACCGGCTGCAGAAGTTTGACGACGCGCTCATAGAGCGCGTCGCCGGACTCCCCCTGCAGAGGGTCGCGTCGCAACATTTGTGCACGGTGCTTCAGGTACGTCTCATAGACTATACCGGGAGATAACGGCACACATGACCGCTTGCACTGCATGAACGAAAACCAAAGGTGAACGTTTGTGCGGTTGTAGGCGATCAGTCGCGATTTGGCCCATCGTTTCCACGCTCCGTGGTAAACGACCCGGTCCTGTGTCTCTGGTTCTGCGCAACGCAGGAACTTCGCCATCGGTGCGGCGAGAAGCCATTTGGAGCGCTTCAGAAACACGGACTCTTGTTCGACGTTAAGGAACACGACGAACTGTGTCAGCATGCTGTTTAGGACACATGCTGACGCTCCGTGGGAGGCGACAACAATCGCCAATCCCCGGAGAAGACCAGTTACTCTTTCCTTGACCGCACCACCTAGAGCTTCGGTGGCTGCGAGCAGAGACTTCTCTGCCAAATGTAGACTCATTTTTAAACAAGTCAGTATGAACCACTACACGATCTGGTGTAGCAATTCCTTT